GCTAGAACAGCTTGGTTGTGATTATATCGTCATTAATGGATCTATGAATGGAAATATCGACACACTTCGTAACGAAATACTCAACTTTGCGTCATCCGTATCACTTTCCGGTGGCAGGAAATATGTCATCCTTGACGAAGCGGATTATCTTAATGCCAATTCTACTCAACCCGCACTTCGCAATTTTATGGAAGAGTTCTCAAGAAACTGCGGGTTCATTCTTACGTGCAACTTCAAGAACCGTATCATTGAACCTTTGCATTCAAGATGCTCGGTAATTGATTTTAAAATTAGCAAGAAGGCTATGGCCAAGCTTGCTACGCAGTTCTTCAAGAGAGTTACATTTATTCTTGAATCAGAAAGCATTGAGTTTGATAAGGCTGTTGTTGCTGAAGTAATCAATAAGCACTTCCCAGATTGGCGGCGAGTCCTTAACGAGCTTCAGCGTTATTCAGCGACTGGTAAGATTGACTCTGGCATTCTAGCAAATATGACAGAGACTTCTATCAAGGATCTTGTTAAGTTGATGAAGGAACAGAATTATACTGAAATCCGTAAGTGGGTAAAAAATAATCTAGATACGGATGTTAATTATCTTTATAATCAGTTCTATGAAATTTCGTCTGATATTTGCACTAAGCAAACAGCACCAGTGTTGGTTCTACAGCTAGCAAAATATCAATACCAGAATGCTTTTGCTGCAAATCCTGAAATTAATTTTATGGCATTTCTAGTTCAAGTTATGATTGAATGTGAGTTTGTGTGATGGCTAAGTTTTTAGACGTTACGTTACAGGAAAGAAAAGAGCCTGAACAAGAAATTAAAATACAGAAACCAAGGTATGACTGGAGATTTGAAAACTCAATAACTTCTGGTAAAGAGGTTGACGTTGATTCAGAGTATAGCCAATGGAGAACTAATAGCGTTTTATCAAACTATAGAGAAACAATTCTTTATGCTAATGAAATGAATTGTCACTATGGTGTGACAGATCAAATGCATTATGATTATCTTTATAATTCTATAAGAAAAAGAAAGATGAGAGGCGTTAAAGAAACTGATAAAGAAAAGGCTGACCGTAAGAAGAAAGAAGAACTCCAAACCTTGGTTTCTAATTATTATAAATACAATATTGTGCGCACTAAAGAAGCATTAAAGATTCTTACGCCACAACAAATTGAACTTATAAAAAATAAAAATAATAAAGGTGGAGTCAAATGAATGAACTTTTAGATTCTTTAATTGAGGTGAAGATTGCTGAAGAAGAAGATTTTCTCAAGATCAAAGAAACCCTAACTCGTATAGGTGTTGCTTCACGTAAAGAGAAAAAACTTTATCAGTCCTGCCATATTTTTCATAAGCAGGGTAAGTATTATATTGTCCATTTTAAAGAAATGTTTACTATAGACGGTAAGCCTTCTAATTTTTCTGACGAAGATAAAGGTCGTCGTAATAAGATTATTCAGCTACTTCAAGAATGGGGTTTGTTGAAAGTTGTAGACCCAGAGCGTATTAACGAGCCATTAGCTTCAATGAGTCAGATTAAGATTATCAACCATAAAGAAAAGCATGAATGGACTTTAGAAACTAAATATAATATGGGTCGGAAGAAAAAGTAATTGAAGGAATTATATTATGTGGCCATTTAAAGTTGAGAAAAGAACTAATACACCCGCTGAAGAAAAGTTAGAACTTATTAAAAACATTCTATTTCCTCAACCTAAATTGATGGAAGACATGGACGAAGGCGGACAGTTTCATAAGTGGCAAGTTGACTATTCTGCAGATATGAATTTGAACGCAGCATTGATTGATCTTCAAGAAGGTCATAATGATAAAGCTGTTCATAATACTATTATCGATATTGAAGATCGGCTTATCAAAGTTCGAGATATTCTTGAAGAACATATGCAGATAAGTAAAGAAGCTGAATATATAGTTGTTGAGAACTTGAAGGAAGAGGTCGATGAATGACGATAAACTGTATATCAAGTATTCAGAAATATTGCCTATAGTTTTAGAGGCTGTTATTGACTCTAGATACAAGTATCTAAGACAATTAGACTATGAGAATCATAGATATGCTCGAGAAATACTTGAACAAGAGTATAAACCTTCAGTAGAGAAATTGAAACAAATCTTAGAAATTATCGCTTGACTTTTTTCTGAGTCAGGGGTATGATAGACAAAGTTAGGAGATAACTATGTCTATGCACATTCTTCCAGCCTATTATACGACGACTGTTAGCAAGCGTAAACAGAGCCGTAAGAATAAGGCTAAGTCCAAGCTAGTCTCGGACCACGATAGATGGTTGATATCAAAGGGTCTTCACCCGGATCAAATAAAATCTAAAAAAGACAAAAAATCGCTTGACTTATCGTTCAGAAAAGAGTATAATGAGTCTATGGTGGTTGATCGTTCTACTCGCCATTACGACGACAAGGCGCTAGTCGCCGGTGATTGTTCGAAGCGAGATATTATGACTAACCTTCACAAAGAGCCAGAGCACGTTCAGAAGGAGATCCTGAAGAAAGCGAGTCTGGTTATGCCGCTATATAACAAAGGCGGATTGCAATATGCTGGTCCCGATGTCGATTTGACGACAGTAGGAACCAAATCTAGAAGAGGATGATATGGCTACGGTTAAGCTAAGTGACTCATTTATGAATGTTTCGGATAGTGTTACTGTCAACCGTTACGAGAACGGTTGGATGGTAGAGGTTAGTGGTAACGATCAAGAAGATAGCTGGCAGAACAAAAAGTTTATCTTCGCTGATCTAAAAAATGTCTTTACTTTCCTCGAAGAATATAGTAAGATTAAGTTAACCTAAGAAAAGGAGTTACGGATATGGACATGATCGAAATTCAGCTTCAGGATCAGTCGGGTAACTGGCGTACGTATTCGTATACTCAGAATATTCCTCTCTTGTATCGAGATGGGATGCGTCAGCTGCAGTGGCAGTTTCCGGAAGCTCGGATCCGTGCAGTTGATTCTAATGGTCGAGTTGTCGACATCTTTTAATAATGGAGAAGTATATAATGGTTGCTAGCATTAGTAAGGTTGAGAAGGTTCTTGAGGCTCTAGTTGGTCGTGGCGAGCAGCTTACTGCTGCGCAGATTAAGACTCGCTACGGTGTTGCTAATCCGCACGACGCTGTTTATCAGATCCGTCAGATGGGTTATGCGATCTATCTAAACGAGCGCAAGAATTCAAAGGGCGAAACTGTCGCTAAGTATCGTGCAGGTACTCCTAGCCGCAAGCTAATTGCTGCAGGTTATCGAGCACTGGCCGCTGGTCTCTAACTAAATAGAGGGCGGTCCTAGTGGCCGCTCTTTTTATGTGGGTGTGTGTCCGGAATTGGTTACGGCGAGGTCTGCAAAACCTTTTTATGTGGGTTCGAGTCCCATCATCCACTCCATAACACTTAGACAGGTACAGGCTCGTGCGGGCGAGGATCCGGTAAAACTGACGCCCAAACCTTGTGTTCCAAGGACTTATGCTCTGGATTGCAACCATCATAATGCGGAACATAGTAAACCTGTATCTTTCTAAGTGTTATGCTTCCTTAGCTCAAAGGTAGAGCAATCGCTTGATAAGCGATAGACGTTGGATCGATACCATCAGGAAGCACCATGCTGTAGTAGCTCAGTTGGTAGAGCAACTGATTAGTAATCAGTAGGTCGGGAGTTCGAATCTCTCCTACAGCACCAGTTTATGGACCGATAGCTCAGTTGGTAGAGCAGGGGACTCTTAATCCCTTTGTCGTGGGTTCGATCCCCTCTCGGTCTACCATTCAGAAAGAAGTTGACTTTGACTTTCTTTCAGGGTATATTAAGTGTGTAAGTTACGGGGCGGTCTTCTAATTGGCCTAGGAAAACAGACTTTCAATCTGTGCAATGTGGGTTCGAGTCCCATCCGCCCTACCAATATAATGGATCCTTAGCTCAATAGGTAGAGCAAGAGACTTTTAATCTCAAGGTTCAGGGTTCGAGTCCCTGAGGATCCTCCAAGTTTCGGGTGCATACGTAGCCATATACCTATCGTTCTAAATGATAGGACCGGATATATGGTGCAAGTATATACGGCTAATTCACGGCGCTGTAACAAATGTGAGAGAAGAGACGAATGTGTGTCCTCGTCTGCCCGAAAGCTATAATGGCTCGTAAGTCGAATTGGTTAAGACGCTGGCCTGTCACGCCAGAGATAACGGGTTCGATCCCCGTACGGGTCGCCATTCGCCCTTTCCCAACCATACTTTCTGTATGCTGGGACTTGGTTTCTTTTTACTGTTTTGGTCTTACCGTCTTTGACGATCAAGATTTCACTGTAAGTAGGTTTGTTTTTGGGTTTCTTGGTTCTGGTCTTAGCAGTTGCAAGACCGCCTTTTCTTCCTCTCTTAGATCTTTCTTCTTTAGAGAGTTTGTTGAATTTTTGTCTATTTCTGTAGTCTTCTGACTGCCACAGCAGTTTCATAGTTTCTGAAATAGATTGTTTTCTTTTTTCTTCTGAATGTGAGTCTTTCTTGCACACTCTCGGAGAAGAAATGGCTTGGTTATAGAACCTAGGATTAGATACTGCTTTCACTCTCTGAAGAAACTTGGTTTCGTGTTTACGAGCATCTTCGTATGTATCGAACTTTCTTCTAACTTTAAATGAAAAGTTTTCAATACCATCCTCTTGTATGAGGCGATTGATAAGTTTAGAGGAAGAAAAGTAGTCCACTCCAATATCTTCGATGGACGATTTTCTTACTCCGTAATAAATATTACCAGTAGAAATGTGGGTAATAGTGTAAGTATATGCTTTCATTGTATCCTCAATCATCTGCTGCTTAGTATTTATAAGTTTACAAAGTTTGGGCGTGACGCTGGGTAGCGGGGAGGCTCTTATAAAGCCTTTAGCATCAGATGGGTGTTCTTCAGTGGGTTCGAGTCCCACCATGCCTACCAAATTGGAGAGTTGGCCGAGTTGGTCTAAGGCACTTCACTGCTAACGAAGCGTGGGCGAAAGTCTACCGAGAGTTCGAATCTCTCACTCTCCGCCAAAAAAGTTGTTGACTTGTCTGTTAAAATGCGGTAATATTACTAAATAGAATACGTTTCGGGCCAGTAGCTCAGTTGGGAGAGCATCTGATTTGCATTCAGAGGGTCGGGGGTTCGATTCCTCTCTGGTCCACCAAGTTTAAATAAAAATGGAGTGCGTATCTAGTCGGGGATACTAGTCTGGTCTTGAAAACCAGTAGAGCCGAAAGGCCAGGGGTTCGATTCCGCCACCACTCCGCCATTATCAGTGAAGTGTTACGGTAGCACGGCTGTCTCCAAAACAGCAGGCGAGGGTTCGACTCCTTCCACTGGTGCCATTTCGCTGATAGGTCGGCAAGATGTCGAGGCGCTCTCATAAGGCGTTTCAGGTTGGTTTGATTCCAACTATCAGCACCAAGAGTTTTGCGGGCGGGAGGTATAGTATCTCGCTGGTCTCATAAACCAGTAGAAGTTGGTGCAATTCCAACGCTTCGCATCCAATATATTCGGGGTGTAGCGCAGTCTGGTTAGCGTGGCTGGTTTGGAACCAGTAGGTCGCAGGTTCGAATCCTGCTACCCCGACCAATTAGGACAGAGTATGTTAAAGTTACTCGTTGTGTTATGGATATCAATAGGAATCTTAGCATTCCTTTTGAATTTAGGTGATAGATAATATGCGGGATTAGCTCAGTGGTAGAGCAACGCTTTTACACGGCGAAGGTCGGCAGTTCAACCCTGTCATCCCGTACCAATATGCCTCTGTAGTCCAACTGGAAGAGATGCCTGACTTAGAATCAGGAGGTTGTAAGTTCGAATCTTACCAGGGGCACCAATATAGGTCAGTGACGGAATAGGAAGACGTGGCGAGACGCTGTTGTCCATGAATCCGGATGAAAGACAACGAGTAGGTTCGAATCCTACCTGGCCTACCATATAATGCTTCTCTGGTGTAGCTGATGCGCACGCTCGTCTGAAGAACGAGAGGATCTAGTTTAATTCTAGGGGGAAGCACCATGAAACATGTAGGTGGTATTATAGGATCCACAAAACGAGTTGATTTTTATTGCGAAATACCAGTAAGAATAAAAAACAACAATCCTATTAACTGGAAACCTGGCATTTATCTTGTTAAAAGAACATGCTATCCAGTTTTGATTATTGTTCAAGAAAAGCCCTTGTAGCCCAATCGGCAGAGGCAGTTGACTCAAAATCAACAAAGTGTCAGTTCGAATCTGACCAAGGGCACCATGTCTCAGTAGCTCAACTGAATAGAGCATCGGTCTACGGAACCGAAGGTTGAGGGTTTGAATCCTTCCTGGGACTCCAAACATGCGTAGGCGGCAACGACGGTGGTGTTGCGACGGACTGTAAATCCGTTCCCTTTGCGGTAACATTGGTGGTTCGAATCCATCCCTACGCACCAAAATTGTTCGGGGTTAGTTTAATGGTAGAACCGCAGACTTTGAATCTGCATGTCGGGGTTCGAGTCCCTGACCCCGATCCATATGCTGGCATAGTGTAAAGGTAGCACACGAGATTGTGGATCTTGTAGACTAGGATCGATACCTGGTGCCAGTACCAAAAGAAAGAATATATTATGTTTTCATTCTTCAAAAGAAGTCCAGAGATAACAATAGATTGTTTCACAGCGCATCGTATGATTTTTGAGGTAACTCCTATTGTTCATGCTTATAAAGCGACACCAGAATGGTGGGACAATCTTAGGAAGCCAGAGGGAAATCCCTATAGGATTGTAAACAACAGAGCATTTAATAATGCAAATATGAAGACATGTTCTGGTTTCCTTGAACTTTATAAACGAGGAATTGTTCTAGAAAACTGGTCTGATAGAATTATTAAAATTGCTAACAACAGAATGGATACTTGGGCTTCGTTTGACACTGGTTGTGATATTCATGATAAGCAATTATATGGTGAAGGGTTTAAAAATTATTTTCATTTGAAATTAACTAGCCCATGGTTTTTTAAAGAAAAGACAGGTGTTAAGTTTGTTTTTCTTGGCGCTGAATGGAATTTAGAAGATTTCTATTTTAGAGTTCTTCCTGGAGTCGTTGATTATAAGTTAAACTCTTCGACTCACATAAATATGATGATTCCGAATTACACATCAGAATTTATCATTCCGATTGGTCTTCCTTTGGCTATTATGGTGCCTTTGTCAGAAAAGAAGGTAAAGATTAGACAACATTTGGTTTCGGAATACGAGTGGAAGAAAATGTCTTTCCATTCTCAAACAAGTTTTTATGGGTGGAGAAAATTCGTCCAGCTTGATAAGAGAAATCAAAAAAGAGAATCGAAATGTCCCTTCAGTTAATTCTCTCTCAGTCAAAAAAGAATTTGACTTTCTGACTAAATAAGGTATACTAAGAATATAAGAATTATTCCCGTGTAACTCAGTTGGTAGAGTAGGTCGCTGTTAACGACTTTGTCGGAGGTTCGAGCCCTTCCTCGGGAGCCATTATAGGTTGGTCGCTAAATAGACTCGTGCGGACCCACGGTCAGTTCGCTTTATGGAGAAAAACTATGAAGAAGATTGTTGCTGCTTTAGTTATCCTCGGTAGCGTTATTACGACTCCGGCTAATGCTTGGTATCGTGGTGGTTACTACGGTGGATATGGTTACGGTGGTTATGGCGCAGCTTATGGTGCCATGGCTGGTGCTGCTATTCTCGGAGGAGTAATCGGCGGCGCAATTGCTTCGCAGGGTTATGGATATAATCCTTATCCATATTACTATGGTCCTCGTTATCCATACGCTAATTCGCCATATTACTATTATCCTGGGAATGGTTATTACTACGGGTGGTAACAATGAGAAAGTTTCTAGTTGCTCTAGGGATTGTATTGGCTGTTCCTGCTTATGCGCAGGATAATATTAGTGTATGTAATAACTGTAAGATTACATACCAGCAGCCAGTAAAGAAAGTTGTAAAGACTGTTCAGGTTCCTGTTGCAGTTGAGTATGTTCCTGCTGGTCCTGGTCCTATTAGCTCTACAGTTATGGTTCCAGTAGTAGTTCCTGTTCAACCTGCACCGTTGGTTCCTGTTTATAATTCAGTACCAACACCAGAAGCTTCTAACATCTATTCGCCTCCGGGATATCCAACTAATGTTCCTGTGGCAACTTCTGGAAACTGTGCAATGTATGTTGATCCTTATGATTTGTTTGGCCAGCTATTCGGTGGAGCAGATCTGGTTCAGAGTTGTATGGTTCCTGCTTACTAATGCTGGCATAGCTCAGACGGTAGAGCAACTCACTTGTAATGAGAAGGTCGTGGGTTCGACTCCTGCTGCCAGCACCATTCGGGATTAGTTTAATTGGTAAAACTTCGGATTCTGACTCCGACATTCGTGGTTCGAGTCCATGATCCCGAGCCAAAAAGGATGTATTATGACTGAAGAACAACATAAAATTTCGGCAATTATCAAGATCGTTTGTTTCTTTTTATTGATGATTGTCGCTGGTTTTGTATTACAAGACCTATATACATTTGGTTAATGCGGGTGTAACTCAGGGGTAGAGTCACAGTCTTCCAAACTGTTGGTCGCCAGTTCGAATCTGGTCGCCCGCTCCAAAATCCGACGGAAAGAGATGGATACTTTCCGTTCACTGTATAAGGTAGGCATATCGCTTTATACAGACATAGGTAGAGGCAACCTGGAACGTCCTCTGATATGCCGTCTTATCCACTAAACCTGTCTCAACGAAATAGTGACTGGGAGAAGGTAGTAACTCCCGAGGATTATATTATGACTCGCGACAAGAAATATATGGACTTTGTCCGTAGACTCGCCACTTCCAACAACATGAAAATGAAACTCGCTGCTTGTCTCGTTATCCGTAACGAGATTATTTCAGTTGGACTAAACTCCGACAAATCTCACCCTCTGCAGAAAAGATTCGCAAAGAATAACGATGCGATCTTTAAACATGCAGAGGTAGATTGCATTATCAAAGCATTGAAGATTGTCGACGAAGAAGATCTTAAGAATGCCACTCTATATGTCTATCGTGTAAAGCGCAAGCACAAAGGAGACATGAACTGGGTAAGTGGTAGGGCGGAACCTTGTCCGGGATGTCAGAAAGCCATCGAACATTTCGGCATCAAGAAAACTGTATTCTCTCTAGATGAAGAGGACTCTTACGGAACCTTGTGGTGCTAACGCCTAAATAGGTGTATGGGAAATGTAAGAACTAGAATCACAAGGAAGGTTGGGCCTGTTAGAACTACTACCTCATGGGGTGGTAAAAGAGGCGTAACTACTTCTACATCTTTTGGTCTTAAAGGTAATATGAGAACTACCTATTCGACCAATCAAAAAACTGGAAGATCCAGAACGACCCAATCTATGAAGGTTGGGCCGAATTCATGGTATGTAACGAGTAAAACTACAGGTGGGTTTAGTAGAAAAAGAGGAAGAAAGGCTAAAGGTAGCCTCTCCGATTTATTCTGGACTTTAGTTATACTAGGAATTATTATTCTGGTTGTTTTATGAAGACTTTTGTTGTATAAATAAGTGTAGGTCACGGGAAGGCAATCCCTACCTACTCTAAACCTTACACGGAGGTCCAGCATGGATATTTATGACCCTATAGGGAAGGCACTAGGTCTTCCGCCATTAGAATATGAAATACCTCCATTAGAACCTTGGCAAACTATTCAAATATCTTCTGGATGGAATAGCGGTATTCCTCACACAGAAGAAACCAAGAAACTAATTTCTGAATCAAATAAAGGCAAAATAAAAACAAAACAACACAGAAAAAATATTTCTGATGGAATAAAAAATGGCAAACAAAAAAGTTTCGAAAACATAATTGCCGCAAATAAAAAAAGAAAAGGCGTTCCTAGAAAAGAAGCAGTTAAAGAAAAGATATCTAAAACTCTTTCAGGAAGAAAGAGACCTAAAGAAGTTGGAGAAAAAGTTTCTATAGCTTTAAAAGGAAGACCTTGTACGGAAGAACGTAAAGCTAAGATAAAAGAAACTTGTAGATTAAAAAGAGAACAAAAATTAAGTTCTGAAAATTCTTAGAACTTCTTCTACATAATCCTTTGTATCTTTAACAAAAAGCTGTGGGCTTTCATGGTCTACTGCTATCATCACAACTATTTGAGGAATTGTTATTTTATACATCCAAGAAAACATCATAGCGTAACAAGCTGTCTGTAAAAAATAACTGGTGATCCACTCTTCTTTTTTAAGTTTACGGCTTGTTTTAAAATCAACTATAGAAGGGACGCCATCAAACTCTGCGATCAAGTCGCATCTACCTGCTGTTTTTAAAACAGTAGAATAGAGAGGGAGTTCGATACCTAGGATATTATCTACGTATTTGTCTAAGAGCGTTTGAATACCTTTAAAAGCATCAATTCCAGAAGGCATAGCACCCCGAAGATGGTCCTCTTCATTGAGGACATAACGCTCGGCGATTGAGTGTACGGCGGTTCCACGACGAGCAGCCTGTGTAGAAATCTTCTGAGCCTCTTCTTCTCCGACACGTTTCTTCCACTCCATTAATGCTGTTTTGTCTAGTGCTCCATCTAATACGGTTGTTACCGAGCGAAATTTCTCTCCACTCGGTAACACATAATATCTTTTGCCATCAATGTTCTTCGTATCTATTTCCACTTCTGGAACTAGATTGTGTTTAAATAATTTACGTGACAATTCTCATTTTATCCTTCAGTATTATATATTCTTTAACAAGAGCAGATCTTACGATATCCTCTGCATTAAATTCAATCAAATCAAAAGATCTCATGTTCTTTACGACACGCATGAAATCAGTCAACCCGTTCTTCTCGTGCTCTCTTGTGAAGTCAGACTGTCTAAAGTCTCCACAGAATACAACTTTACAATTATGACCAATACGAGTAATAACAGAATCTAGCTCGTGAAGAGTAGCATTCTGCATTTCATCAACAACAACGATACAATCGTTAAGCGTAATACCTCTAATAAAAGAGGTAGAGATAAACTCAATAACATTTCTTCTTTTTAGGTATTCATACGCATCACCACGACCAAATAATTCTGTGCAAATGGCGTAGTAAGGCGCTTCATATACTTTAGTTTTTTCTCTGTCACTACCAGGAAGGAATCCCATATCTCTGGTAGGAACAACCGATCTTACAATAACAACTTTCTTGTAAATACATTCAGGATCGCTGAGGATCTGTTTTAAAGAAAGATATAATGCCATAAAAGATTTGCCTGTTCCGGCAATACCATGGAGCATTAAATTTTTATCATCATCAAATGAATCAAATGCTAACTTCTGATTCTGTGTAAGAGGATGAAAATGTTTTAGATTAAAATTTAATTTCTCTTGATAATTTTCTTTCGGTTGTTTTCCTTGTTGGCGAAGAAGTCTTTTTTCTTTACGAGTTAATCGACGTGTTGTTGTTTCTTCTTCCATTTTACCCCTTAGAATGTGTTGATGGTACTCCTGGTTATACCTTTTTGGTTTCTCTTCTTAATATCTTTGAGCAGATCACGGAAACCATCTTCAGGTTTACCCATGCCTCTACCAGAAGCGATCATAGGAGCGCCATTTACGAGTTGAGTGATATGCGGATTTTCTTGCAAGTATGCATCAAGTTCCGATATCGACATGAAGTTTTCATACTCTTCGCCAGTATCATTATTTAAAAACTTATATGTTGGCATTAGCAAATCGCCGTTGTTTGCGTGTTAGCCTTAGTTTCGCATGTAATTGTCCATGGTGGACTAGAAGGCATAGGAAAAACTTCAGGATATACGCCACCTGGATAGGTTGGAGTAACTTTATTAAAGACTGTTGATAAGTGGTCTTGGATGATCTTCCACTGTAACTCGCCAGGAGGTTTTCCTGATGTGTTAAGTTCGTTAAATCCTTGTAGCCAATAACAAAATTGCAAAGGGTCCATTTTATTTTCCTGTAGAATCTAAGAATGGGCGCTTGACTGAAGTAGCATCCTTATACTTAGTCTTCATTGGAGTATTCTTGCCCATGGTTCCTGTGACCATGGGCGCACCGTTAATAAGAAGTTCGACATGCGGATGTTCTACAATCTTCTGTTCCATCTCAGAAATAGACATAAGCTCTTCCCACTCTTCACCAGTCTGATTATTACGTAGCTTGTAAATAGGCATCAATCATCTTCCCATGCATGACCACGAGTTGTGCCTGAACAGATATCTCCGATGTCAAAGTCTTCATCGTCTTCAACCAAAGCAGAGATATCCTTAGTGCGAAGAGCACGTTCTACACGCTTCTCTTTGCGCTTGTTTACACGATCACGTGGATCGTCATGATACTCTTCGTGATCTGAATAATCGTTCTTCTTGAACTTCTTTAACGCTGACTTGCTCATTCTGCGATTAACCCTGGTAGTGCTTCTTTTACGTGTTGAATGGTAATGCCAGGAAATGGCATCTTCTTATCCTTCATAGCTAGGACAAGCTTTGCATCGTCGGGATCTAGTCTCTCAAGAAACTCAACAAACATCATTTCACGCTTTGATTGATTGAGAGTTGGATGGAAACCTTCGACGAAATATCTAATCTTATCAGCTTCTCTGTGGAATACATGCTGCTGATCTACAATATCATTTGGCTTATATGGCGGTACTCCTTCTGGGAGAAGGAACTTGACATTAGGGTCAAAGACTGCTTGTAGCACAATACGTAGAGCCATAGTGTCATTAGCTTTTATATTATCAACCTTTTCTTGCGTCTTTTTTAATTTAGAAACCTTGTGTAAAAATTCATACATTCCAAGGACAGCCATTATTATCTCCTAAAATTCACTCAAATGTTCAGTAAGGTTTTTGAGTTTGTTTGCTATAAAGTAATTTAGTAGTTTGCTACGATCACGATTTGCCTGAGCTTCATATTGCTCCATAACTTTCTCACGAATAGAGTCAGGAGTAAAGCTAAGATCAATCAATCGTGCGTTACGAGAATAGTTACGGGCAGTGATTGTATCCATTTCTTCTAGATCAGTGCCCATAATCTTTTCCATCTTCTTCGCTGTTAGCGGTCTTTGCCGATCGCCGACAACAAAGCAATTATCAGGAGACAACACGTTAGGAATCCCATCCCCTGCATCCCCCTTAAGAATATGTTCATGTAGAAATCGTTCAGGATCATCGTGCGTTACCCATTTCTTACGAGTAGGATCGTATTGTTTTACGTTAGGGTAAACGTGCAACTGAATAAAATCTTTATCGCCAGACAGAATAAGAATTTTCTCACCAGTATTTAGTTCTGAGCCGAATTTAGAGACAAGTGTGGAAATAATATCATCAGCCTCTGCAGACTCAACATCAATAACTCGATAAGGAAAATACTCCTTGAGTTCTGCACGAATCTTATTAAGACATTCGAACAGAGCCTTCCAGTCGAGTTCTGACTTCTCGATATTCTTTTTACGATTGGCCTTGTAATAAGGAAAGATCTGCTTGCGCCAGTAGTTTGTATTATCGCAAGCAATAATCATTTCGCCATATTCATCAGAGAACTTCTGACGATAAGAACGAATAGAATTAAGAATCATATGGCGAACCATATTTTCTTCTAGTTGAGCATTAGTATGATTGCCAAGCTGCATCAACAGATTAGACAACATAACCTGATTCAAGTCAACAATAATCACAAATCACCTATTCAGTTTCTTCAGGTTCATCCAGAGGTTTTAGATCTAGTTCCAACTTATCAGCAATCTTAAATGCACCTTCTTCCTTGGGATGAGGAACGAAGATAGCTTCGGACACCTGCTGAAAAGGATGGTGCATATCATAGTGCTTTAGCATCAAAGAACGCAAAGCTTCCACTATGAGTGCGCCATCCTTAACATCGACATCTACATCATCTTCGATGAGACCGAAACCAGCAATGTCTAATTGATTGAAAATCATTGGAACCAGATTTTGGATAGTTTCTTGGATATGATAATGTCTCATCATTTCCATATTATGTTGGATATCCTCGAGAGTAATATCTTTGTTAGCGTTCTTACCCTTGGGGAAACTCACGACATTATTCGAATTATTAGACATATAATACCTTATATTTTATAAGAAGTCAATAGTATTTATACCTTGTAGACAAACATTTCTTTGGGAAATTTACGAGACTCTTCGTCGGGATATTCAGCTTTGAGATCGTTTAACATTACTTCCCATTTGTTCTTGATAAATTCTACATTGTTCTTGTTATCTACATAAACTTTATTAAAGGCGATCATGTTGTCTTGCTTTTTGTCACGAACGAGACGAATAGCTGCTTGTAGATTACCAGCGAATACACCAGCGTGTTTCTGAACATCTTCCATATTAACATTATACATTACATTTAAACCACCCGAAGTTTCTGGTAGAGCTCCGAGATTCGAATGAACACAAACCAATCCTGCAGACATAGCCTCTAGCATAGCAATACAAGAAGTCTCTGTCCAAATAGAAGGATAAGCAAAAATATGATACTTATTGAGTTCTTCTCTTAGTTGTTCGTTTGGAGTGAAACCATGATAAGTCATCTGAGGATGATTACGAATTGTTTCGTATAATTCTTCAAACTGTTTATCTGCTTCTTCCCATCCATAGATTTTAAAAGAAGAGTAAACGTGTAGATGAATATCTGGATTTGTTTCAGCCAAATGTTCGAACACTGGAACAAGAATAGCCAATCCACGTTGTGGCGTTGAGGTATATACCAAATGAATCTTACCATCATCTGGCTTTTCTAAACAAGAAGCAGGAGCAGGAGTAATACCATGATCTAGAACAATAGACTTATCATCCATTGGTAAACCATGAATCAAATTATAACGGCTATACTGCCAATTAGAAACGAAAACAAATTTATGAAACTTATTTCGCCATTCAGTGTCTCTGAAATTTTTAGATTCAGGGTCTTCGGGTAGATCATGACACCAAAGAATACGAATTTTGTTTTCGTCCAAATCACGTGTTCTAGAACAAATAATTTGAAAGTCTTCAAGCAAGCTTTCTGGAAGCATAGAAGCAAGCTTACGTTTAACTAATTCAGTTCCACCATTTGCCTTTATAGAAATTTCATTCTCTTCAAAACCACTCATTAATTTCCACCCACATTCTGTTGAATAATTGTTACTGCTTCAAGAAGGTTCTTAGCATAAAAGTCTGGTTTAATATGTAACCATTCTGAAGGAGCACTATAAATGTCACCAAGGTATATAGTCTTGACTCCGGCACGGTTGCCAGCAACAACGTCACGCCATGTATCACCAATCATCCAGCTACGTTCTTTAGTAACCATCCATTCTTTAATGATCTTATTTAACATACCAGGATTAGGTTTATACTCTTCAGTTCCACGTGTTCTTGCTGCCTGAATTGTATCTACATTCAAATCATTTTTGAGACATTGATGAATAACATTCATAGTATCTTCTGTTGTATATCCATCATCAACATCTGGTTGATTTGTTACAACATGCAAAGAAAAACCAAGAGCTCTTAATCCTTTAATTGCCTCTTCAACACCATCAATATAATTGAATTCTGCAAAATACCAAGGACAAACATGCTTTGGGTTTTCTCTTCCATGCACGAGCTCATTAATAGTTCCATCACGGTCAAGGAATACTGCTTTTACCATTTCTCACCCCAATAATAAATGGTGGCGATTAATCGCCACCTGTTATATATTACGCTTGTCTGTCAAGGAATACAGTTTCAATCTTCTTTGCTTCAAAGAAGACCTTAACGAGATTGACTACAGCTTTTTCATTAAATGGCTTGCAAGAAAAGACATCTAAGTAGACATCATTTGTCTCGTCAACAAAGTGAGCACAAATATTACTTGTCTCAATTAATTGAACTAGAGTATAACCAGCCTTATTACCTGTACCAAACTTTACAATCTGTGGTTCACCATAAGCAACCATGTCAATATCCTTGACTAACTGCTTAGTAAATTCATGGATTGTATTATAATCTGTAATAGTGTTGTGGTTACACTCACCTGCATTAATAATAAGATGATGTCCCCAATAGGTCTTTTCGCTCATGTATCTCTCCTATGAGTATTGATAAGGATCTAAAATTTCAACATACTCAATAGAGTCGATGCGAAAAGAACGCCATCCACCCTTCATCACATCCCATACAGCAAGAACATCTTGGTTCTTGTCATGGAAATCTTTTTCTTGTGTCTCTTCGTTTACATAATTGGGTGGTAGAAGTTGTGGCATAAGAGTGCAACGCATCTCACGCTTTTCACCATTTACTTTTGTGAAATGAACTGCCATTACATTCTTGCGCAGATCTTGAAGCAACACGTTGCGTTCATACATAGCCATAATTTATGCTCCGTGATAATTATCTTCCAACAGAATCTTACGAGAGTCTGATGTTTCCTCAGTAAGATGTCGCTTCAACTGCTCAAAGCCACCGATGTTAAATCCATCGAGGACAATTACAGGAAACGTCTTAGCTTCAGGAAACTTTGTTAGCAGAACTTCTCGTGTGAAGTCTTCGTCTAACTTATACTCAATGAAATCCTTTCCGTGCATACGAAGCATTTGTTTTGCTTGATCACAGAAAGAACAATTATTTTTTGAATAAATCTCAATAGCCATTAAAATAAATCTCCCAATATATATTTACTTCATCAGGGTTATATGGATTGTAACCCTGTAAGATCATATCTGTCTCAACCATAAATTCTAGATCGCTACTCATTTCCATTACATCCTCCACACTAGACATTATATTATAAACTGTATTTTAGGAAAAGAAAAGTTCTATTTTAAAGACAACTCTTTGTCTTTAAGCGATGTTTCGTATTTATTCATTTTGTCAATGTAACCACGATTACGTAGTTCCTTGAATACAAGATTCTCTCTACCGAACTCGCCATACTGTTGAAGAGAAGCTGTGCGCATATTCTTAAAACGAGCTTTCATATTTTCAAAAGCATCGACTCCCATTTTAGAATTGATCATGTGATCTATTGCATGCATGTAATGAGAGACTTTTTGTTTTAGAAGATGATCGTTCTTAAAATCATAATCAATCTTACGAGGCTTCTGTAGCCATTCATCTTTTGTCAGGCAGTAAATGCCTTGATTCTTTGGATACTTTAAAGTCTTATCCTGTGCGTATGGTTCAAGGGGATAACCATAAACATCTACGTTATGAGTAAGAGTCCATAAAGATTTCTTGTCTTGTAGATATTCTTCTACAAACTTAGGATCGGAAAATAGTTTAGAACGGTCAACCATAACATGAACGTCAATGTCTGATTTGCTAGTGTAGTTATAATTAGCATTACCACCTGTCATAATAACATGATCGATCATTGACTTTGGAATTTTGGCAAAATCTGCCCAAGTATAAGCAAACTTCAGAAGAGCCTTACGGACTTCTGGTTTTAGTTTATCTTCGGTTCTCCAAATCTTTGGATTTAACTCGTCATGATATTGAAGAGTTAATTTTAATTCAGACAGATATTCGCCAAAATTTAGCATGTTTCCTCCAGAATGTTATGTATTATTTATAATCTGGAGATTTGCATATCTTACTTACGCTTGACGTAAGAAGCTTTTGTATTTCCCTTTTCTAGGACTTCAAATCCATTATTGAATAGATGACTTTCTTCTACGACCTTATCATGATCATACATACCAATATCATCAAAGACAAATACTGCGCCGACTGGAGCTCTCTGAACAAAGAATTCGCACTCTACATTAAGAGAAGCATTGTCATGAGGACCATCAAAGAACACAAAGGCGTATTCTGTTTCTAGAGTCTTGCGCTGATCGTATACTGGAACACCATCAGCATAACGCTTGAAGAACTCTGTATCTTCTAGACAAAAGAAAGTGAAGTTTAGGCCAGCGTTATAACCATAATAATACAGAGAAGGGATTGTGCGATTACGCATTTCATTATCATAATCTAACTTAATTGGTGTTGTCTTCTCTGCGTCATCAACATCACCATCCTTAACAGCATCAGGCCCATAATGTAATGCCAATCCCTTATTTGTATAAGGATAATCAATATTACCATAAGGATCAATACAAAACATTGAACGGTTATTATTACCAGTTGCAACAAGAGTATCAATAATCATCTTGGCCGAGCCGCCACGACGAGAACC